AGGAGATGCAAACTTGATTTTTGAGAATGGAGATAGGGATGTAACATCCCAACTTGCTCCTGGTACATATCCCATGACATTTCTTGAAGAACTTCTGAAATAGTTCATTACAGCTGCAAAATCATCACTATCCTTGACAGTATCATTATATTTCGTCATGAAATAATCAGCCACAAGCTTTAGTTTCTTAAAAATAATATCCTTTGCTTCTGTAGTATATTTTATCATTTCTCTGTTAGGAACAGGAAATATACCATCTGATAATGAAAATCTAAGACCTACAGGAAAACTAATAGGAGATATACCTAATTTAGTATAATCTAATGGATAATTTACATTGTCTAAACATATATGCACTGTATATCCAGAATATAGCTGACTCCATTGAAAATGTTCATTTCTGACAATCGTAAAGTCATTTTGAATACCTTCTACATCAAAATAGACACTTTCAAAATAACATAGTTGTTCCTTTATTTTACTAATAAATGAACCCCTATCTTTCCATTGAACAGGAACTATGATTTTTACTCCATTCTTTTCTGTTGTAGGAGATTCGTATAAAAGATCGATTTTATTGCTTTCATCATCTGCTTCATACAACATCCATTTTCTTTCAATTCCATCTTTTCTTCCTATGAAATAGAAAGCAGATGTGTATGCTAATGGTGATTTGAACCCTACGGTTCTGTTATCTTTAGGGCTCTTTATCCCTAAATTCTGCAATTTTATTTCAAATTATTTTTGCAGTTCAGACTATATCATCAACTAACGGACAGTTAGTTGTCGGATGTTCGTGGAAATCTTATATTCTCATTTCTGAGTTTCAATTTCTAGTCGTTGAACCCGCATTAGTTATTTAAACTAATGATAGGCTGCTGATTGTCCTTTTCAGGATTTTCCAGCAATTTATCCGATTTTTTTTGGGCTAGGGTTGAAAATTTCCTATTACATTCAGTACAGTTATATCTATACATTAACCCATGTTTCATTTGTCTTTTACCATTCTTTACAGAAGGTCCACCGCAAACACATATTGGGTTATTGTCTTTTTTATTTACTAACTTGAATGAATCAAATTTTTCTTTTTTTCTAATTAAAAAAATTGTGGCATTTTCGTAGAGGAAGTTTTTAAAACTTACTATATCTTTATAATTTATCCACTCTAAAACATATAGAGGTGATTTATTATTATATTTTTCTCTAAAAATTGGACAATTTATTCCATATTTTTCTAAAAGTAATTTGATTTCTAATAAGAAATCTTTTGAACTTGAACATATTTCAACTCTTCTTTGAGTTGGTCTCTTTAGATAAACACTAATACTCCCGTCTCCATCAAATAAACCTCTTATGAAATGTTTCCATAAAGATTTATCTAAATTTGGTAGTTTTAAATTCTTAGAATTTTCTCCACTTTTTCTTTCTAGCATACCTTGATTTAACAAATCATCAAAAAGCTGTTTATTTGCTTTTCTTAGAGCAAATTGTTTACTCCAAGTTGATTTATATTTACTAAAATCAAAAATTTGTAAATTGAAAAATGGAAAATTTTCCTGAAATTCTTTTATTATTTGTTCATCAGTAAGACTAATTTGAACTTGATATTTTATATAAGTGGAGCTTTTTCGCTTTATAGCTGAAATACATCCATCTGCATACATAAATCCCAAGAAATATGCCTTTTGTTCATTATTAATTTTCTTAAACTCTCTATTGTAGTCCATATTACTATTTTCTACAAATATAAGTAAAAGGAACTTAATATCTTAATCTTTTTACTCCTTTATTTAACCCAAATGCACCTAGTTGATTAGCGCTCTGTCTTTTTGTGCTTTTCCCATATTTACTAATAACATTAGTAACATCTTTATCATTCATTCCACAACCAAAATCTTCTACAGAAAACTCATAATTCCCATCTTTATTCTGTTTAAATGCAACAATAATAGGATCTTTTACATCACATTCTCTATGTGAGTCTAAGGCATTAGAAGCCGTTTCTCTAATTAAACTACCAATTCCGTCAGCATAGAATTTACTAAGCATTCTCATCAGAAATATATGCGAATCTGCATCAATTTCCATGTTTACGCTTTCTTGTACTTCTCCCTCTTCTAGTACAAGTCCTTCACTTTGTTTTTCAAGAATCATATTCTTCTAATTGTTTAACTAATTCATTAATATTCCCTATCGCTGCTATTATTTCCAGTTCTTCATTTTCTCCTTGAGAAACCTGAACATTACATTCCTCCACTATACTATCAATATCCCATATAAGAGAGGGAAATGCTTCTTTTGTTCTTTTTGCTAATTTTATTAATTCTTCCATATTTTATTCATTTAACATTATTGCAAGTATTAAGGTACCTACAAATAAACCTACCATTATACCAATTATTGTTTCATCAAATTGTTGCGATTGCTTGCTCCATTTGATCCTCCTGTTCCATACTCGTATCCTCTTTCTGAGAATTGGCCAATTTGTGTTCTTCATAATGCTTCTTTTCTGTTAATATTTTGAAATTCCACCAATGATTGTTTTTAATATTCTTGTCCTTATGATGAACATCACACTGAAAACAATCGCCTACAAATGCATAACATACCATTCTATGTACCCATGTATAATGCTCTTTTGTGCTATTATACATTCTACATCTCAAATAACCTCCTCTAGAAGGCTTTAAACTCAGTCTCTTACCTCTTCTATTGTAAATACTTCCATCATTACAAATCAATCTATTGGGATATTTATTTAATTTTTTAAACTCCCATTCCGTTATTAAATTATTCATTTTTTATATTTAAATATAAAATTAGATAATGATCTACTATTATTTTCTAAACAAATTGCTCTAATTGCATCCTTACTCATATTATTATCAATTGCTGCTTCTTGTATATTATTATATAATTTTATAAAATTGTTATAAATATCATATTTTTCTATTTTATACCTAAATTTTGCTTTTGAATTTATTCCAGCATTAGTTTTCTTTCTAGATTTATTGTCTTTATATTTCCAAATTTTATTTGGGAATTTTCTATTTTTAGAGCTATATTTCATAGCAGATACAATATATCCTTTATTTAATCCTAGAATTCTAGCAGCTTCTGCACAAGATTCGTATTCTTTAATTAATATTCCATTTTCAAATTCTAATATTGCTCTTTTAGTAGAATTATGCAACGATTTAATATTTTTAGGTACTTTTCCTAATCTTGACTTTCTTATTTTTTCTCTAATTTCTTTAGTATGGAGATGTCTTGAATGTTTAGCCATAAACTCTTTAGCGGCTTGATAAAATTTACCTGATCTCCTACCTTTATTCCCTTTTTTATTAGACATCATCCAAAAAGCATAAATCAGATTTATGTTTTCTGGATATATTTTTGTTAATAATAGATGAATGAGATAATGCTCTTTAGGAGTGAGATTTACTAAATTATCAAGATCATCATTTCCTCCCATACATTTAGGGATAATATGATGTTTTTCTTTAATAAGAGGGATTTGTCTATCAAAACCTCTTTTTATGATATTGTCATGTATTTTTTTATAATTCATACACAAATATATGCATAATTATTGATTTTTCCAAATCCATCATCACATATTATCAGAAAGGACATTCATCTTCGATTTCTTCGAGCCACTTAATAGAATAGCCGTTATTCTCTTTGATTATTCTATTCACTTTACCAAATACTCCTTTCATATCCCAATCAGCTGTTGTTCTGGCAGCAAATGCTGGGTGATCTAATACAAATGAATGTGTAAAAGGTGTTACATACCTTTGGAACTTCCCAGCCTCTTTTCCTAAGAATATAATAGGGATGCTTGTATAACCTAAAGCTGTTTCTATTATATATTTAGTAAACGGCTCCCAAATCTCTAAATGGTTGCCTACCTTCTGATATTCTGTTGTAAGAGCAGCATTAAATAGCAACACCCCTTGTTTTGCCAAATATGACAAGTCAGGCCCCTTCTTCAGGTTTATATTAAGGCCATTATACAGCTCATTTTCAAGCCCTTCATAGAATTTCTCTAATGAGGGCTGTAAACCACCTGATATAGAACATGACATACAGAGTCCATCTGCTATTAATTGTCCATTCTTTGCAGAATGATATGGACACAAGCCCATAATTACAACTTTACATTCATCTAATGGTGTCTCCAGGAATGCTCTATACGTTAATGAAGAGATAGGAGCTATTTTTTTACCTCTCAACCCGTCCTCCTTTAGTTTTTTATAAATTGGATCAAATCCTCCTGACATAAAAAAAGGCCTAATTTTATTGGCCCATGTTCCAAATAATGGTTCAAATTTATTCCAATCTAACTTTGTATTTACCTCTTCCATTTCGTCTTTTTTGTTTTTTGTATATAATTTCGGGATTAAATTTATCTTCTGAAAAAACTAAATGCTTTTTAACTGATCTTGAAGGTTTATCTATACAATCGTGTAAACCTCCATCTGAGCATTTTAGTTTTACACTAGCATCCGCAATAGATTCAAATTTTTCCCAAGTATTACTTAATAAATTATATAGTATTATTCTTCTTCCAATTATCTCTTTTCTATTTTTCATATGAATTTTATAAGATTCTGTACTCCTATAATTTATACCACCTATTTTCAATTTTAATAATTGATCATCTGTAAGTTTTTTACCTAAGTTAGCTTTTCTTAATTTTTCTTTAGTTTCCTCAGATACTTTATAATTCTTTCTTTTTATTCTTATTCTTGATTTTGTTTCAGATAACATATTAAAACCTCCTTTTCCATTAGGAGGGTTTAAATTATAACCATATTTCCTATTGGATGAATTTAACATATTTATCCAGTAATTCTCCATAGAATTCAGTAATTCTATAGGATATTCTTCTAAAATATCAAATTCAAAATATTTTACACCGTACTTATTAAAAGCTTTCTGTAAATGGAAATTATGATGTTTATTTTGAATTAAAGAAGTTTTATGTTGAGAAATTCTATGTAAATAATGCATAGATTTACCTATATAACATTTCTTATTAAATCTACAGTAGATTATATAAATACAGCTAATTTTTTTAGAATAGGGCATAATATTAATTTTTACAAAGATACAAAGAATATTCGAATAATACAAATCCCTTTTAACATTCTTTTTTAAAATTCAAGTTTAGTTTGTCTTTTTCTATCAATATGATACTTTTCGTAATATTCTTCCATTTCTGGAGACTCTTTGTCATTTCCATAAATTTCAGCTTCTTCTCTAATTTCAATAATATCGACCATTTGTAAACAGTCTCCTAAACCTTCATATTTTATATGATATTCTAAGTTTTCTTTTATTTTTTCTATAGATAACTCAGTATCTATTTCCAATGTTACTTGTAACATTATTCTTACCTCTTGTGTCATATAATTCCTTTTTCTTTTAATACTTCTTCTACTGTTTTAAGACCATGTACTTAGTTATATTCATCTTCAAAACGAGAAGTTAATACATCGTCACAACTTTGACATACAAAATAACCTTGTCCATTATAATCTGTAACAGCAAAATTACCACAGTTTTTCTCTTTACATTTACCAAGACCCTTATCTACTGTTTTGGCCTCAAATAGGTCTTTTTCACGCTTTTGTTTTTCATATTCTCTTATGAGAATAAAAGCATCTTTATATTCTTTTTCTGTTATCATAATATTTCTTTTAAATATTCAAATTTTACAAGCTTTTTATCAGATTTTTTATCAAAAAATGCTTTTTTACTTCTTCTAGACCTCTTATTTTACCCATATCAGCAAAATCTTTGCAGCAACTTTCTAATAAGTTATCTGGTGGATTTATATGTTTGAAGCCAAATGTACCTGTTATGGCATAACTGGCTTTCTTTCCAGGATTATCTGAATCTCCTCCATAAAAGACAGTATCAGAGCTTTCTTTTACTTTCTCAATGAAATCTTCAGAAAAAGCCTCTAAACTTTCATTTTGAATACCACATACATAAGGAAATACTTTTTTACATACCATGTAATCTTTGAGGCTTTTACAAATTAGGCTATTTTCTCCTTTTCTAAGATTCTCAATTCCCCAAGGTGTCTGTAATGGCACATTTCCCATCCATTTACTCTTTTTATTTGCCGTTGGGCGATAAATTTTCCAGAAACCTCCATTAGGGTAAAAATAACCAAACCTAAGTTCTGTATCTTTTAAAGGGAATTTTTGTCTATTAAAGAATAGCTCTTTTATAGAATAAATGTTATTAGCTCTCAAATCATCAATTGTTTGATAGTATTGAGCCCAATAAGCAAGTTCTTCATTAGTGAACTTCCTGGTAACAACTTGTATAAAGCTATTTCTTTTAGTAATTTCTGGTTGTTTATAAGTTCCTATAACAGTCTGATAGTCCTTTTTAACACCTCTTATTCCTAGTCCAAGGTCTGAATCTATTTTCTCTAAAACATCATTCAAACTAGCAAGATTGTATAGTTGTTTTACAAAGGAAAAACAATCTCCTCTTTTAGAGGTATCATTGAAGGCTATATGTGTTAAGCTTCCAAACTTATTCCCTATTAAAAATGAAGGGTTTTCATCTGGGCCAAATGGACTATTAGTTACATCATTAAGCTTCCAATCTTTAGTTGGCATATAATGTCTATAAATATCATATTCAGATACTTTTGATAAAATAACATCCATTGATAAATTCATTCTTTTTTTTCCATGTATTCCCATATAAATCCATGATATTTAGTTCTACCCTCTTTGTGATTACAACATTTCCATATTCTTGTATAAGAAAGATTAGTTTCTTTACTTGCTTCATTTATCGAATTATACCTTTTAATAAAATTCATATTTAGATCATATTTACCTACTTCTTTATTAATTTTAGTATCTTTATGTACAGCCCATTCTAATTTTTCTATCATATCTAATTTTTCTGAATCATATCTAAATCTAACTGTTTTTCTTGCAAACACTTTAGGATTTTTACAATGTCTTGTTATACTATTTATATCCATTTTATAATGTAAGGCAGTTTCTTTCATGCTATTAAATACTCTTAAAAGATTTCCATTATTATCATAGGCCCTTATTTTCTTTTTTGGCTTATATACTCTATTTAAATCTTCTTCACCACCATCAGTCCTATTTGTTAAAGTTCCTAAATTTAAATCCTTTCTTCCATGAAAATTTATTAATTCTGTTTCTAAATTACAAGCTTCCTTAAATTCTAAATTGTCAAATAATATTATAACTATATATTTGGTTTCTTTTATGACTTCATGCCATTTTTTATTTCTATTATCTTTAGCATATGCTCTTCTATAAGGAATTTTAGATTTTATATATTTTATACTAGCTTCGTTTGAATAAATTTTTCCTCTTCCAACATAGAATATTTCATCATTATCAATTCTCTTGTGTAAATAGATATAATATTTAGGCATAATTTTCTTATTTAGAATTTTTATGTAAAAATAATACTTATTTTTCTAATTTCCTAGAGAATTCCGTCTTCTTTTTCCCTTGTATCATGTTAGTCAGATTTTAAATTTGCAATGTTATTATAACCAAATACATCAAGTAGTCTTCTTGAAAGAAACAAAAAGGTTTTTGGAGCCATTTCAGGAAGTGCACTTAGGCCTGTTCCGATTCCGTTATATGGGAACACAAGAACATATTCTTTGACTAGGTCCTTTAAGCTCTTTATATCCTTCTCAATTTGAATAATGTTCTCTGAATAATCCTCATCTGTCCAAAACCTATCTATAGACTCTTTTGTACAAAAACCAAATGTATTACTACAACCTCTAATTATAGCTTGCCCTCTACCTCTTTTCAAAGTTCCTTGTTGTGCTTGATTTTCACCAAATATATAACAATTTTGTGGATTTTCCTCACATAATTTGACAGAATACCATTCTTTTTCTACGATTATTTCCATAAAATAAAAAGGGCTAGAATTTCTCCTAGCCCTAAATTTAAACAATTTTCAATTAATAACTATTTTAGTACGAGTCGTCTGTTTCTACAATCGCTTTATTACTAGCCTGTATAAATTGACTAGGATCATAATCATGAATATCCTTTAAAGAAAATGCGTCACGACACCCAAATTCCCCACAAACCGTCACAACAAACCTTTCATGAGGCTTCAAATCGCTAGATTTTCTAGCTTTCAATTGAGCCTGAATTTCTGGTTTACTATAATCTACAAGACGGAAGTTCTTAAGAGCATATTCTGGCAAAAATGCCTTATTAAATACTCCTTGAAATTCTTTTGTTTCATCAATTCCCTCTTTTGTAACAGTTTTCACCGTTGCTAAAGAAACAAATGGAACACAGAATTCTCCACCAATTTGAGCTTTAATTTCAGAAACATTTCCTTTCATAAACTTCTTCCATTCCATTTGGAACGTGGTTTCTGCATCTCGGAAATCGAGAGTACCAAGCCAAGTTCTCATGAAATTGTAAAGTTCTTCTTCACCAATAAATGCTTCTCTATAATCTCTTGCTTTAAACCATGTAGGGAGGTTGTTAGGGTCATCTGCCCAAGAACAACTACCAACAGCGTTGATATATTGTTTTTTAGTGTGTTCTTTGTTCTCTTTTGTTTTATTCTCAAGGAAGAATGTTACAGGATATTTTGTTTTGGATTTAGTTTCCTCCACCCAAAAATTCACCCTTAATGTTGTATTTCCGTCCTTGCTTTCTCCAAGATATTCTGTAGCTTTACTTCCTTCCTGTAAAGTCATACCAAGAATCTCTTTGTACTCCTCTTCATTAGGGTTTACAGCTACAACATTTCCTATAAAAAGTCCACATTTTTTTCCGAAGTCCTTTACTTCTCTTTTTTTTCCTTGAATTCCTGAATTCATTTTGTTTTGTTCATTCATATTATTTATTGTTTAATTATTCATAAATTGTAATTGTTTTTTCTTTAGGTTTTACTTCTTTTACATCACTCCAACCATCAAAATCTGTTCCATTATGACTTGCATACCACCCTGTCACTTTTAAATAGACATCGTGATCTTTGAAGAATTTTACAGAATGCCAATGATCGCCCTCTCCTTCACCTCCTACTTGTTCAATTTCTTTAATATTCTATTATAAGCTCTTCTATAGTCTATTTTAGGCCATCTTTCAAAAGCCATAACCTCTACTTCTTCCCTAACTAATAATTCTTTCTCTTCTTCTGTTAAAAGGCGAAACTTCTCCTCTCCAACCTCTACTTCTCCTATTAATACTTTTGTATATGTAGGAGTTGGTTGTAATAGCGTATGAAGCCAATCGTGAGAATATTCACATTTTAAAGCATTATCAAAGAAATCTACTGCTGACATTTTTAAATCACTTCTTTTATTTTCTCCATGTAATACATTGGAGAATGTATACAATTTGTCAAATAATTCTTTATTCAGCTTGCATCCTTTTCTTCTTAACCATGTAGCATCCCATTCATGTTTGTCGAAATTTACGTTCCAAAAAAGATGCGACATTTTCAATGTATACAAATTATCAGGAGTACAAATTTCTCCTTTGTTATATTTGAAAAGAATAGGATTCCATAAATATTCCACCTTTCCTGGAATTCCTTTTAAATGAAAACCTTTAGTATTATCTTCAAATACATAATCTGTATCTTTTGGTTCTCTTGGGAAATCAGGAAACCAGTGTTTAATTGCCTTACTTCCTATTAATATCATAATTATTTATAAATTGTTTCCCAAAATGTGTTTATTTTCCCATCCTTTTCTTTTTTAGAAATAAGAGGGTTAGTTATATTTCCATATATATCCATGTGCCGTTATTCTTTTATTTTTACATACATTTACAATATTGCTTGTAGAATTTACACCAACTGATCTCATTGCATCTGAAATAGAGTTCCAACTTTTAATAAAATTCATATCTTTGTCATACTGACTTATTGAAACTTTTCTTTTTTCTATAGCATTTTTTAAAAACTCTCTACCTGAGATTCCATTATTTAATCTTTCTTCCCACATTCTTTTACTAGAAATGGATACTTTTGCTTTAGTTTCATCAGAGTATTTCTTACCTAAATTAGCTTTCTTAAGTTTTTCTATAGTATTATTTGAGACTAAATATCTAGTTGGTGTTTTTCCACCATCATTTAAATTAACTAATGTTCCTTTTTTCAAGTCTCTACGACCGTAGAGTTTAATGAATTCGACCTCTTTTTGTAATATAAATTCTAAGTTGTCAGACTCTAACATTATCTCTACTTCATAATTAGTTTTATTGGTTATATTTTTCCAAAAAGAGTTTCTCCCATGCTTTTTATGGGCTCTTTTATAATATTTATAGTCGTTTTTGGTTTTTCCACCAATTCCTATATAAAATACTTCGTTTTTATCTAAACGAATATGACGATAGAGATAATATTTTCCAGAATCAGAAATCACTATTTATAGTATTCATTTACTGTTTCAATCACTTTTTTAAGGTTGTTTTCTATTTTTAAATCAGAAAACATTCCTAAAGGACTTTTTGCAGGATATTTCTTATACTTATTAGTAATGAAGAAAAAGTCTGTCTTTTCTCCTTTAGTCTCTGTAATTGCATATAAAACAACTGTAAACAGACCCTCTAATTTAATTTGATTATCGATCATTTTACCAGCTGTTTTCATTTTATAAGAAACAATATCTCCAGAGTCTTCTACCTCTTCTTGATGAGAGAAGTATATAATATTTAAGTCATCTCTTAATTTTTTAGCCCCTTGAACTAAATTTACCATATCTCTAGCCATTATAGAGAATTTAGTATAACCTATTTCCGTAGCTTTACTCACTAAATTAAAGCCCATTATATAATTTCCGTCCTCTATAATGACATTCTTGATATGAGGTGCCTTTTCTGATAACGTTGTAAGTCTAGCTAGAATTAAAGGAGCATCTGAAATCTCATCATAGTTCTTATTATCCTTACTATACAACTTTGAACTTCCTTTAAAAGGGAGCTCTTTTCCAGCTACATTAATGATGTACGTTTCTTTGGGGTCTAAAAATTGAATACTGTGAGACTTGCCATTTCCTGTGTCTCCTACCAATGCTGTAATTTTACTCATATTTCTTGTTTATTTTAATACAAATATACGAAATTATTTCTTAAATACCTTAAGTTTTTTCCAAATAATTCATCTTATTATACATATTTTATCTTAGAAGAATCCAACATACTTAAAGATTGCTTGATTTTGAGTAATTCTGGATTTTCCTGTAAGCAAATGACATGTAAATCTGCTATTTTTCCTTTATAATCGAGTTTTAATGTTCTTGTAAGCTGTTGTTTAGTTTCTTCTTCATTATGAGTAAAATTCAATAATACAACAGAGTTCAAATTTATGAAAGTAACGCCCATTTTTGCCATTTGGGCGAGTGCTAATTGATTAATTTTTCCATCCTGAAAATCAAGAAAGTTCTTATCAGAAGCAGATTTATTATGATATGATGGAATTTCCAACCTATCTGCTACATCTGTAAGTCCTGTAAATACTACAGTTCTTCCTTTAAGTTGTTTTAATAGATTTTTAGTATAATTTATTTTTCCTATAGAAGATAAAGATAATCTGTTTCTAGCTAAGGCTAGTAACATCGTGGATTCGCCTTTTTGTCTTTTATTATCAATTACCCATGAAAGAGCAGAATATTTCTGTTTTTCAGTGAGTAATTTACCTCTTCTATTTGGTGTTTTAATTATATTGTCTAAATTAACAACATGGACAGTTATGGAATAGTCAGAAAGTATACCTGCCGATATACCCTCTTCTGTTGTATACGAGGCTATTTCTTTAAGTCCCCATTCTTCTTTTGTTTCTTTACTAACAGTGCCTGATAAGGCTATTGTAATACAATCTTTAGAATTTGTCATTATTTGATGACACAAATCTCTTTCTGCTGGACTAGCGGAATGGTGCTCATCTATAATAAATGCATCTAATTTAGCATTTTTAAACTTCTTCAAAGAGCTAAAATTAACAAAGAAAGGTGGAAAATCTGTTGTATCATAATATTTCCACTTTTCGAGCTCATCTTTCCAAGTTTGTTCCAATTTGTTATCAGGATAGGCTATTAATACAAAACGTTCTTTTTTAAGAGTTTTTAGAATTTCTGTTGTAATTCTACATTTGCCAATTCTAACCGAAACGTTAAAAAAGCCCTGTTTCTCTGTTTTAAAGAAATTAAGGCCTTTCTGTATTAATTCTTCTTGTATTTGGTCCTGTGTCATATTACCAATCAATATTTATAGTGTAGTCACCTGCTTCAATAAGTCCTTTTTTATGAAGATCATTAGCAACCATTTGAATGTCAGGGTAGAAATTCCTATCCCACCATAAACCTAAACTATAGCTTTGTTGATCTTCTTTATTTGAAAGTATTTGTTCTGGATTTCTTGCAAGCCAAGCTTCAAATTTTACACCCATTTTTTCACTATTTACTATTTCTGGAACAGTTTCATTTTCATACATATCTTCATATCTTTTTTCTGGAATACTTATGTAGAAGTTCCCTCTATCCTGACAACCGTCTTGTTGTTGAAGACAATATGGTCTTTTGTAAGTATCTGTTACTATTTGATCCCAATCAGAACAATCTATAACTTTTTTATTTGAATATTTTAACATATTAGTAGTATTTAATAATATTTCCTGTTTTCAAGTCTTGTACAAACATAATTTTAAATTTATGATCATAATAGGTCATTATATTGTTATATACAATTTGTGCTTCTGGCCACATTCTGAAGAAATTAACGAAATCTACGAAATTCAGCATAAATTCATGTGTTCCTTTCTTCCATTGTTCTGTATAGTATTCATACATAGGCTCCATAGAACCTGCATTTCTTAATTTTACATATAATTCTCGTGTCATCTTTCAAAATATTCATCTGATACTATTTTACTCCAATCTTGATCTTCTAGATACCTACCATCTACAGACCAATATAACTCTCTAACACCTTCTGCTCTTATAAAGAAATAAGGAATATTTTTTCTAATAATTATCCTAACTCTTAATTTTTTCATAATTTTTTCATTTGGTAAACTAATCTTAGTCGCCTCCACACAATATATAGATGATGGGCTTCTAATTCCTGTAAATAAACCATTTGTAAAATGGCTACTTGATCAAAATTATCTAATGCTTGAAAATTCAAACATTTGTGTCCATCTTCAATAGTAAATGACATATCCATAATTCTGTATTTCTGCTCATATTGGGAGAATATTTTGAAATGCCCACTATCTAAATCAAGGATGATTTTAATTTCTGTTAATTCCCATTCTCCCCATTCTTCATATGTAGAGTCTACATTGTTATACAAGGCAATAGCATAGGCCTGTGTCTTAAATTCAATAGGTTGAGCATTTACAAATGTCTCTAAAAGCAAAAAAATTGCTAGAAATATTAGTTTTTTCATAGAAAATAAATTTTCTACAAAGTTACTAATTTTCTAACAATTTTACAACTCTTCAAATAAAGTATAATCCCAACGAGAAAACCCTGCTGAAAAACTCTTATCTCTCAATTCTATGAGTTTTTTGAATGTTTGAGGGTTTTGTACCACCTGACAAGAAGCGGAATATCTCCCAATTATAGGAACATTATGAAATTCGCTAGCTCTATGAACATTACTATTTATAATAGCCCAAAAAAGAGCTTTTTTACGCTTTTCAGGGTCCCTATATAAAGAAAAGTCCAAAATTGTATCTTTGTTATTATCCCTTACATAGGACATAGGTCCTAGTTGTTTAAAACATTCATATTTTCCATTATGTTTTCCTACTCCTAATACCTCTTTATATTGATTAGGAACCATTATAGCACACCCCTCTTCTTTCATAGGGTTCTGTAGCCAATATTTACCAGGGTCTGTTGTACACCAAAAGAATTGAATTTGAGGGGTATTATTCTCATCTATATAAGCACACCAACCAAGGTCATCAAAAGTGTCAGATTTGCTATTCTTAGCTCTCATAGCTCCTATATTTAAGGCCATTTTGTTCTCCCTGAAAACATAACTTTTTGAAGCATAAAGTCTTCTCACATCCTCATAATTTTTAATTTCTGCTAATTTCATCATTTCTACGTGTAAATTTCTTGTCGTAATGTTGTTTTGTTCCTTTTATAAACAAATTAATGTAAATATATTGATCGTCTATAGCTATACTTCCGTAAGCTTTCTCATTTTTTATATAATATGTTGTTAAAGCAGGTCTTTTTTCTGTAAAAATTACTTTAAATTCTTCAGCTTTTTCCAAATCAAATTTCAACCATAAAATGTCATTATAAATAGTAGCATAACCTATTTGTTTCCATTTCCCCTTCTCAACGGACATTATTCCATATTGTGTGCTAAATTGAAAAAACAAGAGTAATATTAGTATTTTCATCTTAAAAATAACGTTTTATTTGTTACTGATTTATAATCTGCATCAGTCATGTAATTTATATTTAAGTTCTTCATGTATATGATTTTTTATTAAATTCTTGAAAGATATAGCGCTATTTTTCTTTATATAAAGAAGCCTTAAATTATCAAGATTTCTGTGAATTGAACAATCTAAATTCCACTTCTGTTTAAAATAGCCTATTATAAGATTTATCTCATTTTCAGAAAAGCAGTTAGTACATAAATAATATCCTCCTTTAGTACCTTTCATTCCATCATCCATAAACCATACAGCTAATCCCAGAGGTTCTAGTATATTTAATAATTCTTGATAAATAACCTTCTTTTTATTATTATAGAATAATTTATGATATTTATTTAATATAGTATCTGTCTTGAAATGAATCTGAATATTAAAGTAAGTCTTTTTTGCAACTTTATGAAATTGTGATCTTTCTGTAATTCTAGAAACAAATCTTTTTAATACGGAACCTTTCCATAAAGCATATTGTTTCTGTTTTAGGGAATGAGCAAACATTCCACCAGTTCCTCCGTTTTCAAATTCTTTTCTTAAATAAGTATCTCCTAAAACAGTACCTATTAACACCTGTTCTTCATCATAAGATAAAGAACCTTCTGTTCTATTTATATTAAGATCGTAGTTTTTAGGCAATTTCAATTCTCTCCTTTTATCACCTATCCATCTGGAATTTAAATCAAAATGTTCTGCTATTTCTCTATCGTTTTTACCTTGAGAGTGGAGAATTTTAAACTTTTCAATATCGATTTTACTTTTATATTTAAAATTAGGCTTCAATCCTAGCTTTTCTCTCTTTTTATGTATAGTTACATGATTACATCCTATTATTCTAGATATTTCAGTATCATTTAGTCCTTGGTTATATAATTCAAGAAATTCATCATTTGAATATACTAAACTATAAGAATTACCTTTTAAAAAGTCATAATTAGCCAATTTTCCCATATTTTTGCATTTTAATACAAATATACAAAGAAGATTTTAAAGATGCAAGTATTTTATGATAAAAAATACGACTGATTTATAATTGACTCATAATCGGCATCTTCCATTTTATCTGGAGATTTAGGCATTGGTTTTATAATGCCTGTCATTGGATGAAAAGCACAACCCATAATTATTCCATCTCCATCAAAGGATGATTTTAATATATGAAGAGTTCTATAATATTTATACCCCCTATTATCCTTGAGTTTCTTTAAATTATAGCCTATTATATCTGTATCTGTATCATCTGGTAAATAACGGAACGGTTCAAAAATTGCGATTACAGAGTCTGCATCTCTTGCTAATTCTGAAGTATCAGCAATATCTGATAGTTTTGGTTTTACATCGTTTAGTTTTATCCTATTTATATCACTAGTTCCTCTATTCAATTGTTGTATGTTAATTGGCGAAAATCCATATAAATCTCTAGCTCTACGCATTATAGAAGAAT